ATTTTCGGCAGTTCAAGCATTTCTCCCGATAAGCCCTCGTCTCTCTGCAACACCTCCCCCGTATCGTCCCCAAGCAAATACGGAAGCTGGGAGGTATCGTCTAAACGGTACCCGTTGCTTTCCAGCAAATACCGCGAAGTTTCGGGGCTGAATCCTTCGGCCTGCAGAATATGGTAGGCCTGCTGTGCCGAGGGGCGGGCGAGAACATTTTCCAGAAAATACCCTTTGGTTTCCATAAGGTACTGAAACATTCCCTGCTCCCTCGGCATAGCCAGTGGTTGAGGATATAAAGGAACCAGCCGTATGCCTAAACAGGCATACGACTGGTTTTGCTAGTTTTCTAGGACAACGATTTTAGCAAATAATCTGCTTACAGTACTACAATTTTCGTATAATGCTGCTGCTTTATGAAATTCATATAGCCGTTATACTAAGAATCTCTTCTATAAAAAGCTCCATAGGATAATCCTTCGTATCTATAAGAATACTTTCGCTTGTTGGTAATTCCTCTCCTTCTCTCCATTCATTATCTTCTTTATCAAATATCTCCGAAAATATTCCTACAACGATCTGGCCATCTGTACATACTATTTTTACCTTTTTTCCCATCAAATTTACTTTTTCTTTCAGATTAATCATTGCTTATTCCTCCTTTATCCGGGTTAGCAGGTGTAATGTGTATGCCTTTGTCTTTAGAATAATGGAATATTCCATTATTTGTAAATGTCGTATACCCAGTGTTTTTGTTTCGATATATTCCAATAGAAGAAGTGTGAGTAAAGCGTTCTCGCTCAGGCCATGCTCCAGATTTTGCTCTAATTGGTTCTCCTTTTCCCGCATAAAGTTTAATTAATTCTTCGGGATCTGCTGTTAATTCACCTCGAGTTGGATCGAAATTGAAAGAGCCTCGGATGTGTTTCCCCTGTCTGTCTTTATGCAGTTTCAGTGAATATTCGGAACGTATTAAATCATGGATTTTTTCGGCAAATTCATTATAATCTTCCGACTGTGTTTTTTCAATCCCAAACGCATCATTCAGGAGATCTTCTCCAATTTTCGGCAGTTCGAAGAATTCTCCTAATAAATCCTCATCCCTCTGCAAAGGCTCCTCTCCTTCAATCCCTTTCAGCAAATTGGGAAGTTCGGAAGTGTAGCCGCCGTTGTCCAGCAGGCGCTTTGTGGTTTCCACATCCAGGCCGGGTTCTCTCAGGAGCTTTTGCAGTTCCTCTGCCGAGAACGGTTCTACAATATTTTTTAAGGAATACCCATTGCTTTTCAACAGCTGCTGTGCCGGTGCCGGTTCCAAGCCCGCATATCTCAATATGTCATATGCCTGCTGCGCGGAAGGACGGGACAGAATATTTTCCATGGAATAGCCGTTGTTTTCCATGAGATACTGAAAAACTCCCTGGGTTCCCAGCATATTCATAAGATCATAGTACTCCGCTTCCGAAAGCCCGCCCAGTTGGCCGGAATTCGGCAGAGCCAAGGAAGCGCCCTGCTGTGAATCTCCCGGCTGCCAGGAGAAGCCGTTGTTCTGCCCGTTTCCTGCCATTTGAGACGCGTTTTCCAAGAACATTCCCTGCGCCGCTCTGTTTTTCCCTTCTTTCAGCGCCTGTTCCGTCGTGGCTCCCTGTGAGGCCGCTTCTACATAACCGTCGGTTCCACGCACCATGCTTCTGTAGGCCATTCCCAGCCCCGGAGTCCCCAGCGCGTCCAGTACAGCGCCGGGGGCCATATCCACCACGTTATACATATAGTTTGCAGCCTTTTTCGCGCCCGGATTTTCGATGCTGTCCAGCCCGGGCTGCCTTGCCGCCCAGATCCCCCTGGTCATGCTTTTCCCCGGTGTATTCGGATCTGCCAGCAGGCCCTTTTCCGATTCCGGGCTTGTCCAATCCTTCAGCATGTCTCCGACAGTCAAGGCCGCCGCGGTCGGTCTAAACAGCGTGGAAGTGATTCCATATCTGAAGGGCTGTTCCTCCGCTCCTTTCTGAATTCGCTCCAGATACTCATCGCTCCTTTTTTGGTTGATCTGACGCTCCAGGGAGTGCTTATAGCTCTTCGCGGCTGTCTCGTTTCCTTCCTTTCCCCAGAGGTAGTAATATATTTTCTGATCAATCGGCTCCATTGCTCCTGTATCTTCGAAGGAATCCAATGTATTTATCGGAAGAATCACACCGCTTTTTTGTAAAGCGGCTTGATTTATCAATGTTTCGTGGTAAATCTCCTTTTCGGCCGCTTTCCCCAGCTCCACATACTTCTGGAAGTCCGGGTCTCTTATGGCCTCCAGCCTTTGCCGGGATCGCTTTTTCTCCCCTTCCAGCAGATACTTTTCCGTCCGCAGGGCCGCCGCCTCTTTTTCCAGGGCTTTCCGCTTTTCTATCGCGTTCCCGATCCTTACGTTTCCTATCAGAGCGTTCTCCGGATCACTTTGATACAGCTCTCCCGTTTTCCTCTCTGTTTCCGCTATTTCTTCCCCTATTTCCTCAAGCCGCTGGTCGATTTCCGTTTCCACGTACTCCCAGCTGCCCTCCTGAAATTCCTGCCATGCGTCCAGCGCCTCCTCGGACAGCTCCTCCATGTCGTTTCCACGGTAGTCGCTCAGCAGCATGGTATAAAGCCACCGGTCGCTTTCCCAGTCCTCGTAATCCCCCCGGCAGGTTTCTTTGTCCTGCTCCTCCTGCATGGAAAGACCTATGTACTCCCCCGCCATATTCTGACAGCCGTTTTCATAGACCCGCAGCGTGCCCTCCCGCCTGTTCACGTTTCCCACCAGCTCATCGTGACTTCTTTCCAGCTCCGGGTTCTCCGGGTACTCTATCAGATCCTTTTCCATTTCCTCCGCCACTGCCCAATCCGCTTCGATATCCGCCTTGTACTGCACCCAGCTCCGGCTCGCCTGGATCAGGGTATCCTCCGTCGATTTTCGATGCTCTCCGCTTTTTTGCAGATTCTCCTCCGACCACGCCAGCTTTTGGGATTTTTGAATGTTCCGCGCGCACGCCTCGTTTATCTGCCGCGCCGTGGGCCCGCCTCCTCCGGCGTTATAGGTTTCCTGATACCGCCTTTTTTCTTCCTGCTCTTTTTGCCACCTTGGATCCGCCGTATTCTCTCGATGCTTCCCATCTGTGCTGATCCGCGCCATTTGATCCCTCCCTTTCTCTTTTTCTGTATTTCCTCCTTACGGGAACAGGCCCTTCACCAGGCGATCCAGATAGCTGGGGTCTCCTCGCTCCGCCATTAGCACGGCCAGCTGGTACTGGCGGTTCCAGTTGTCCGCGCTTTCCGTGTAACGCTTCTGGTATTCATAAGGTATGTTATCCACATTGTAGCCCTGGGCTTTGAGGCCCCGGTAATCTCCGTACTGCGCTCCCAGCACGGCGTTTTGCATGGCCTCCTGGCGGGCGGCGTTTTTGGAATTGATTTCGTCAAGATGCTGGCCGTACTGAAAGCTTCTGTCTGTGTTCCACTGGTTCAGGTCGTTCAGGTAACGGCTGTAGGCCTGCTGGTACAGCTCCGGCACCTTGTCCGACAGCTGCGCGGCATAGTAATCCCCCGCCTGGCTGGCCGCCGTCATGGCGTAGCTGCTGGGCAGGCCTCCCGTAGACGCTGCGGCCGTTCCCAGCGTGTCCTGGGTGGCACGCTGGCCCTCCCGCAGATACTGCTTCTGGTACGCCTGATATACCGGGTCTGTTTCCAGGTTATAGGAAAAGGTGGGCTTTTCCTCCTGCATTTGAAAGCTTCTCGGAGAGGGATCGTCCAGGTGATACTGATTTCCCGACCTGCCCTCCGTATAGCCGCCGTATAGGCTTCTCGTCCGCTCTGCGCTCTGGTTGGCCCTGATTCTCTCCTCCTCGGTTGTCGCCGCGTTGTAATCTATCTTTGACTGCAAAATGCTCATGCCCGCGTCCGGGTTTTCCTGGGCCAGCTTCCAGTCCGCCTCGGAAAATCCATTCCCCAGGCCCCAGCCCTGCTTTTCTGTTGCTTTCAAAAAATCGTCATAAGTATAGGTAGGCATAATTTTTTCTCCTTTGCTAAGATTGTAAATTGTTCGGTCAGGGGACTCTCCTGCCTGTTTTTCTTCGCCTTACATGACCGGCATTCCATTTCCCGCCGCTTCCGGGGGAAGCTCCGGCTGCCCCTGTGCCTGCGGCGGCATTTCCGCTGTTTGGGCCATTTGCGCCATCTGGGCCATTTGCGCTTGCTGGGCCTGCTGGGCTTGCGCCTGCTGAGCCTCCTCCGCCTGTCTGCGTTCCAGATACCGCCTGGTTTCCCCCGCGCCGGGATAATGCAGCAGCTCCATCTTCCCCCAAAACAGAAGCAGTGTGTTCAGCTCCGCGGGGTTGCCGAAGGCCCCGCTTTGCAGGTTCTGCCTGGTTTCCTGCCACATGGCCTCCCGGTTGTTCGCCAGAGGGGCGGTGGTATCGCAGGAAAACAGAAAGCCATCGTTCCAGTACCATTCCCCGGCGGCGTCCTGCTCCAGAAAATCGTAACGGTTGAATTCCTCGTACAGGGGATTGCCGTCCATATCCCGGGAAATCACCGGGCGCTTTTCGTCCGCATAGGCCAGCTTGAATTTGAACATGGCCTCAAACAGCTGGGCATAGGCGGCGTCTTTCATCACCCGTTTGCTTTCCAGCCGCCCCGCCGCCTGATTGGCGGAAAATTCCTTGGCCCTGCCGGAGGTGGCGGTGGTGTCCCTTCTGCCCTGGAAGGAATCTGTAATGCCGATGACCTGCCGGGCCTCCTCGTACACCTGAGCCAGATAGGCCATATCCTGGGAAATATTCCCCTCCATGTCCTTCACGCTGATCATCTGGGCCGCCGCGGGCGTGCCGGGGCGGATCACCTTCATGTCCTCCGCGTCGGCACGGAGAGAGGCGTCGTCCGGCAATACCAGATAGCTGCCGGATTTTACCAGCTTTTCAATGATCTTCGTCTCGATGCGGTTGGCGGTGTTCTGCTGGTCGGCGATCTTATCCACATCGGAATCGCCTAAAAGCTGGCCGTACACGGAAACATTCTTTTGCAGGATCACCGGGAAAATATCCGGCTTGTAATAGGGCATCCGGGTGGCCCCCGCCGTTGTGACAACGCCCCCCAGGCCGTCCTCCTGCTCCTGGGCAAACACCCCGGGAATCGTGGAGCCGTCTGACCGGGCGATGGTGTCCCACAGCTCTTCAAACTCCTCCTCCGAGTCCTCCCACTCCTTACACCCGCATTTGGGGCAGGGCTGCTTTTCGCCGCCCTCCGGCTTTGGGGCGCCGCAGTCCTTGCAGCGTTTGATCCGCCTTGCCTGGTAATCCGGCAGGTCCTCCAGCTCGGTATCGTTCACCCAGGAATACAGACCGATGCCGCCGGAATCATTTTTGTAATAGGCGGTATACTGCGTTACCGTATCGGTTCCCTTGCCGTCCTCCTCTTCCTGCTCCAGCTCCTCCAGGGTCACACCGTACCGCTTGCGAAGGCTTTCCTTCGTTTGGGGCAGCTTCAGGATCACATAATCCATGTCCTGTATGCCGGTGGTCACGCCCTCCTGGGGGATCAGCTGCTTCGGGTGCACCGCCGTGACCGCCAGCTCTCCCACGGTGGTGTGGGTTCTTTTGCGGTTGTCCCACTCCACCAGGAAACAGGCGCCGCCCTGAATGGGCACGGTGCGTTCCATCATATCGTTTAACTGCTCAAAGGGAAGCCTGTCCAGCTCATTTCGGAGCATATCCTCAATGAGCCGCGCCTTCCCCTCGTCCTCCTTTCGCTTTGCCGTTACCTTCGGCTGGGGAATGGAGGAGTTCACCTGGGCTTCGATCAGCTCCGCCGTCAGGTTTCTCACATGGGCGGCCTTTGTTTTTCTGTCTCCCTTCACCCGGGAAATCAACCGGCTGCTCCCCAGATAGATCTCCTGCCTTGCGTCCATGGCGTCCAGCGCGCTTTGGCAGGCGTTTTCGTTTTTCAGAAGCCTGTCCTGCCACAGCTGCAATCTGCTTTTATTTGCCACAATGAAGCTCCTTTCTTGTTGTCATGTGATTGATTCTTGTGAGAAGGGCAGCTAACAGCCCTTCCCTTTAACGCCTAAATTGCGGCTCCTAAATCCGACCCCGCGTAATATTCCCGGCTCAGGGAATACAGCGTCCAGCCTCCCGTGCCCTCCAGGCGCAGCCGCCAGTGGTCACACCGGCGGGGGATCAACGGAAGGAGAAAGCTTCGCTTTTTCGGGGCCGCCTGCAATACAGAAACCGTCTGCCAAGCGTCCTCGCTGTCAAACTTCAGCTTGATCCCGAGAGTGGCCCCCGGCTCCCGCTCCACCCGAAGCTCGATCTTGGAAAGCCCCTTTTCATC